AATGCGACCCCTACGCCGCAAATTTGGACAATAAGAATGTTTCACTTCAACAATAAGATAATGAGGTACACCATCAAAACTCCTCTTAAACACTAAATCAACTTCACCAAAATCTTGGTGTAATATAACCTGGTTTACAGATAATAACGCCATTGGTATCTCTTCCTGAGCTCTCAAATATAAATCCTCAAACTCAAAACCACTTTGGATATTAAAATCTTCATCAGCATCCATTGGTGACGTTTCCAAAGCATTAAGTTTCCACAAACTCACACAATCCATGTAAGACCTACTCAACATTACACATCGTTCTGCAAGCTGAGTTTCTACGGCAATCTTCATCATTTCCTCACGACGACGCTCATAAATTGTCTCACCATGATTAAACCACTCGCGAAGCGCTCCATCTATATTCACTGCGCAGGCTTCCATTGGAGTCAATGCACATTTCTTAGGTCTCATATAACAATGCAATGATTTGAATATAGAATTTTCACTTAAAGCGCCAATGTAACAACCTAATTCATCATGGTACACATTATTGCGTTTCAAAAATTCAAAATTTTCCTTTGCCAAGAACTTGGAAATTTCAGAACTTTTATCAGGCATAGTGTATTCTTGACCGTATTCGGCCAAAATCTTTGCGCAAGAAGCTATATTAAAATTTCCAAAAGCTTCATGCACGGACCCAATATTGTCATCTCCATAAGTGATAAGAGACACAGCTTCGCGGAATGGTTTAACACCATTATACAATTTATAATAACAAACTCGCATGTTCAAACTTCCGCATATGCTATTAATCAACACTGTCAACGAATTACCACTTATATGAGTGCCTGTTGTTACAGAAATCAAATCGCCATTCATGGCTATGTAAGCATACACAATATCAGACACCATATTCTTCATAACATTTATATCTTCTTGTGAATAATTACATTCACAAGCAAAATCAATTAATATTCTCAACGCAGCAATAATGAGCTGTGATGGCAACTTCTGGTCATACTTACCATAATCACCACCAATCAATCGATCATCACCAAACTTGGTAACATGCTTATACATAGCATCCCATTCTCTACCATGACAATTTATACCAACTGCACATTCAGCACGCAATGGATTCATACCTACAAACCTAACCAATGGCAAAAAAT